CTTTTTCAACTGGCGTTCCTTCTTCAAGTCCAAACTCTAAATACATTTCTTTCGAAAAAGCATTTGGTTTATCTGAACTTTTATTATCAATCTTAGCTTTTGATTCAGCTTCTAAACGAATAGTTTTCTGTTCATCCGTTTCATCTTTATTATCAGTGGAATTTTTAAGTTCATCAGCCGCTTTCAAATCTTCATCAGCCGAATCACTAAAATCATTCCATGTCAAAGAACCTTCATCACCATCGGTATTTTCGGTTTCTTTCTTTTCGGCACCAGAATTATCTTCTGTTTCCTTTTTAATTTCACCTTCTTCACCTTTTTTATCATCACCTGCTGCAACATCAGTCTTAGCTAGCTCATCTTCATCAGCAAACTTTTTTGCCAATTCAGTATCCATTTCCATTTTCTCTTCCATAACTTTTCTTTTTCTTTAACACAAATATATGTAATTATTTCTTTGCACTACTTTTTGATGGGGCTTTTTTGGCAGGTGCTGGTTTACTTTTAGTATCCATCAACTTTTCACGTTCCGACTGAATCTTTAAATTCGTTTCTTCAATCTTCGTACGATTTTTCATGTCAGTCGTTTCCTTCGCTCCACGCATTAATTGATCATTACTGATTGCCCTTCCTTCACTCATAATATGAGCAACCTCAATCTTAGTTTTTGAATCAGTATCTATATCGTACTTTTTCAACTCATTAGCCTGAGCAGTAAGCTCATTAGATTGTTTAATTAATTCATTTTTCTGCTGTTCAATCTGTGTTTGTTGAGCCTGAACTTGTTTCAGTCCATTCGAAATAATATTCTCAATCTCAGTAGCCGAACCAGCCCGAACTGAACGAATAGCACTAGCTGGATCGATGGCGCCTGAATTAGCATACTGCATAATTAAACCAGCCATTGTTCTTTTGTCTGAAAGTTCTTTAGCATTATTCTTTACAAAAATACCATACTCATCCTTAGCAATAGATTTATCAATATGGAATGTTTCCATTCCTGTGTCTCCAAAAATATTAACCATACGACCTTCATTACCCCAACAAAAAGGCATGATATTAGCGCACGCCTGTAGAACATCACCAACTACCTTATAATGTATTTCATAAAGCGGAGCAGTAATTAAAGTAGACTGCATTACATTCCTTTCATTCACTCCAACCAAATCACCTGACTTATTTATTCCTGAACGTGCCGCACTAATACCTGTCATACGGTCCGCAGTATCATTTAATAATCCAAGTAAATTCATTAACTGTTGAACACTATTTGATAAAGTAAAGTCAACAGATTGGAACTGGTTAAATCCATTCCCTCCATATTTATTACCTTCCTGTTTACTGTTAATAAGTATAAGTCCTGAATTCTTGGCATGATAAAAAACATCTTCCAATGGAATCTTTTCAGGCTTTTGACTTACATCATAAACAACCGATTTACCACCTGAAGCAGCTAATGCTTTTTCAATATGATACCAAACAACATTTGTCATCAATTGAACATTCTTTAATGCATCAACTGGCGACAGTGTAACACTTGTAAAATTGTTTTTTATACAACCATAATAATCCAAAGTTGTATGCTGATAATTTTCTTCTGGACGATATTGATTAGGTTTTCTTCCCCAGTCAATTAATAATTCATGACCAATAAGTATTGCCTTTCGAACATCCGAAGTTCCAAACTCACGAATATCCTCACCTTTCTTTCCTTCATAATCATCATCCATCATTTTATAAAATGGCGTTTCTTCATCATAAGGGTTTTTAGAAACTTTATACTTCATCATCTTTATTGAACGCCATTGGAGTTCAGTAACACAAACAGATAAAACACCACCATCATCAAATCGATAAAATTCAAAGCCCAATCCTAAATCATCAAAATATGAACGGTCACGTGTTGATAAATCTTCAAGTAATTCAACTTGTTCCTTGGTTAATTTAAAGCGATCGAGAATTTCGTTAATAGCATAATACCTTTTATGTCCAGCAAGTGAAGCGTGTTGAATAAATTCAGATTCGGAATCTTTATCCCAAATCATATTTCTAGGGTCAATCCTTTCAACATAAGGATCTCCATTCTTTACGTAAACTTTATAAAATTCCTTCGAACAAATTGAAAGGTCATAAAAACCTCTTTTGAAAATATGATCTAAACTATATTTCTGAACCAAAAACTTTAATCCAACATTAACATTTACCTCAACAGCATCTCGGAATTTCATGTTTGAAAATTCTTCAATATCCTTTGGTATTTCTTCTCCTACATCTTCATCTTCCATAGGAACGCCAAGAAGTTGTTCCATCTCTCTTCGTATAGGGCGAAGCAATGTTTCTACAGCAACACCAATCTTTCTTTCATTCTTTCTAGCAATGGCATTTCTATTGGTAACATTAACTGTCCATTCCAAACCTTGTGAAAGTAATTCTCCCGCAAGTAATTCTAATCTTGGACCAATTACTGGCCAGTTTACTAATCGTGCTGGAGCAGTAATTCCATAAACATCTGTTATGTATTCAAATTGTTTATGGTCAAAAATACCATCAACCAATTGATAGTTCTCATTGTCTTTAATATTTTCATTTCTAAAAACACCATAATCATAATGATAATTAATAGTTGCAAGAATACAATCCCGATGCCACTGCTCGTTTTTTTTACTTTCTGGTACTGACTGCCTAGGAAAAATCATAAGTTATAATTTAATGTTGGTGGCTTCGAGCCAGATTTATTCATTCCCACATAAGTAATTTTTCCTGAATCTTTATCCCTATGGAAACTGAATAATGATTCTTCTTTTTCTTCTTTTACAGGTTTAGCAATTAACCTTAGCATATCCATATCATGCATCAAACACAATCCAAAAGCCATTGCCTCATCCGTATTCCTTGTTCCAAATTTAGCTAATTCATGCAAAAGTGAAACAAAAAAGATATTATCGCAATAATCTCGTACATATTCTGCAATTAGGTCAACCAAAAGTCCTTTCTGATATTCCGACATATTAACACCATACCTATTTGTAGGTTTTGCATATGGAGCATCGGATGAAAGTGGACGTTCTTTTAAATAACGTAACGCTTCTTTTTTATTGAACCACCCCAAGAAATAATCATCCGTATTTTCTACAAGTATCTGAGTATCAAAGAAAACAGCTAGTTTGAAACAGTTTTCACAAAAAGTATCTTTTGAGGCTGGTCGGTCCAAATACTTTGCTACAGGAATATTTCCAATGGTATTCACACCTAAGAACCTACGATACACATACATACAACCTTTTGAACGGTCTTTATTATCTACCGAACCCTTTTCCTCAAACTCATCATTTATATTGTAACTATCGACACCCGCCACGTGTGCAAACTGAAAACCTTCAACGGGTAATGGCGGGTCCAATAGTTCAAAGCATCCATCATCATCAAAAATAAATTCGGGCTTAGCGCCCATAACTTGTTTTCCATCTTTTGTTCTTGGCCATTCTCAACGACCACGAACAACCTTTCTTGCAGAAGTATCAGTAAGTATGTACGCTTTTTGATTATTAATCTTGTCAAGGTCAAATGGCGTATTACCGAGTGATACAAAAGCATCTTCCATAACAAGTGGCATCTCCTGTTTGAAAGTGTAGTAAGCAAGCTTATCACCCTTCTTCTCAGCTAAGCGCCTTTCAATATCTTTTGTAGCCCCAGGAACATCAGACTTACCAGTACTCATATCAAAATATCCAACGTAAGCTTTTGAAGCTGGAATAAATATTGGTTTTAGATTGTACTTTTTTGCATCATAAAGCATATCCTGAAAATCTCTATGCTCATGAGAAATCTGATTCGAAGTACCACCGATTATTGGAATACCAAATTGCTGTGAACCCTCACGAAAACACTCTTCCGAGTTGAGGTAAATCTTTTTAAGCTTTGAAACTTCACCACCCTCTTCGATGAACATCCATTTTAATGAAAGTCCACGAAAACAGTTTTCATCCTTAGCTATTCGAAAGTGCATTTCTGATTGTAATCCTTTCGGCACCCATTCACCTTCAATTTTTTCTTTGTAGCCAGAAATAAGCGAACCATCCTCAGCCTTCGAATAAGATTTTAATTTAAAGTAGGGATCGATTTTATTGTAAGCCTTCATGACCTTGGCCCTAAAGTCAGAAACATAATCTTCTTTCTCAGAAGCTACTGCAGAAACGCTATTTGGAAAAAATGACCATTCATGAAGAAGTAATCCGGCATTATTAAAAGAGAATCCTTTTCTTCTTGCTTTTAAAACAATAAGACCATAGCGCCCTTTTTCAGCTTCTTCAATTTCATAAAAATATTCGTGGTCTTGGTCACGATAAAAAGGAGCGCCTACTTTTTTACGATTTGTTTTTGGATCGAAAGTATCAATACTGCAAAAGTTCAAATAAAAATAATAAGCTCCCGACATTCTGGTGCCGTTAGTAGGAGTATATCCATTAATACAGCGGTCATATTGTTCACTCCACCAATTCATATAATCGGCAGAACCCTTACGAAGCGAATGCCGAAGGGGATCATGTACAGCTGGGCTATATTTATCTGCTAGTATCAGGTTTTCATTGATTTCTCCTTCTTTCTTAGTTTTTCTTCCTGATATGATAATGCTTCCTCTTCTTTACCATGTATCTGTACACCTTTTTCTAAACTGGCGACAATTCTTTTTTCTAATTTTTCCCTGGACTCAGCAGCCTTCTCCATCTTAATTGCCATGTCATTTACCTCATCCAGATTCTTTGCATCAACTTTAATGCCTCGAAATATTTTAGTAATCTCATTCATCTTATCGGTCATAGCCCAATACTGGTCAAGCAATGGATCATATTGCAATTTACGATATTCTTCTCGAGCAGAAGTAACCTTTGCATTACGCATGTAACCAGTTTCTCCATCAAGAAGATTTTCGCAAGCTTGTTTTTCACGTTCCTCAGTTGGTAATTTCCTGTAGATAGATTTATAATCTTCAACGGCTACTACCCAACGAACCATTCGTGAACCCATGTTCTTATCTTTATAAACGGCAAATAATTTTGGAGCAAGTGCAATCGACTTATCCAAAAGGAATACATTCCCATCATTTTCTATATCTACTAAAGTCCCAAACATGGTTCTTGTTCATCAGTGGCAAAGCCAGTTCTTATTTTTGCAGGAAATATTTCTTTAAAATTCCACTTAAATTCTTTAAAGTAAACATCTCTTC